TCTAAGATACTTGCAATTGCATTGAGTGATGATGCGGTATCACTTGTCACTGCTACTTTATCACTTTCATTCAGAACAATCTTCTGTCCACTAATAAATGAAAGCGTTGAGTTCGCAGGTATAGTTATACCATTTCCAAGCACTACATATGCAGAAGCGGAATCATCCCAGATTTCAACTGTAACGGCAATTGCACTAACAGTGGTATTAGCAAGTTCTAATCCAATAAGCATACTACGCTTACCTACTGCGGATGGTGTAGTATACATATCAACTCTTGATGTTCCTACCCCACTAGCAATTCTATTCTCAAAATCGTTTGCCATTTGTTTCCTCTATCCTTTATAGTATTTATTCATAAAATCCATGTGCATCTAAATCAGTGTCAGTTCCAACAACATGAATAGGATGCATATCATATGCTAGAGGTTCTCCCTCTGAAATTCTCGCTCTTGTAATTCTATCACTCAATTCGTTCATAGTACCAACAACATCGCCAGTACTGATATCACCCGCAAGTAATGAAGTATCTCCAACTTTCGTTTCAACAACTCCAATGCCGCTGATAATATTATTTCCAAGAGATACATCTAATAAAGTTGTATCTCCAACATCATTAAACATTGTATTAGTTCTAGTAAACCATTCCTTTAGAGATATTAATCTGTCGAATATAGTTACTGCCATTTTTACTTCCTATGCAAATGCAATCAACTGTGGTCGCGTCAATGCAGTTGCGGTTGATAAATTATCAAAATTAGTTTTTACTTCATTAACGGCACTAACTATATTTGATTTATTTGCTGTTGATAAGTTATTCAAATCCCCAACATTATTATTCAAAGTATTAACACCACCAACAACAGTTGTTACACCAGCAGGAAGAGAAGCAGGATCACCTAAAGTTGTAGATACTGTATTTGTTTTTTGACGCCACTGGTCTAAACTGTCCGTTGATAATACTTGCGTAACTGCCATATTATTTCTCCAAAATTTCTTTTAACAAATTCTTTATGTCTGTCATCTCATCTTTTAAACTATTTAGTTCATCACATAGATGCTCTACTTTTTGTTTTTCTGCGGTTTTATTATTATACGCCTGCATAAATTGAATATATTCGTGTCTAGAAGCGTTAATTACTGCACCACTTGACACATCTCTAACTAAATTATCATGCCCTTCAATTCTAAGTCTAGAAGACATATTACACCGCCAGTGCAAGTACACGCAAGTTTTTGATTTGCGGAACGCTTGCTGGATTAGTAGATTTAAACACCAACTTCACGGCAATTGATGAGAATCCATTTAGATTTTCGACTAGATGTGTTCTTTCTCTAAAGATGAATTGATTTTCATCTGGTGAATCCGGAATTTCTGTCGTAGTTTGTACATATGGAATGGTGTCAAATGTTGCTTCATCACCATCAGGCAATACTTTATAATAAACATCAACTGTTGTTCCAGCAGGTCTGTTCATTTCATATAAAATCTTAATCGCGGTAGAAGAATTTTCTAATGTAAATCTTCTAGTGACATAGTTTGCAAGATTGGTTGCGCCAACGGGTGCAATATCGTGAATGAACTTCTCTGCTTGGATAAGAGTGATAGCACTAGTAGCACTTTCATCTACTCCAGGAGCAGGCGAAACTGTAATAGTCGATGTGGTACCATCATTTTTGTAATTTGTGATGATATAAGTTTTATCATTTGATGCGTTACCTGAACCACTAGTTGTAATTTCTTTACCAATATCTAATGTATCAAACTCTTCTCTAAGAGTTGCGTTAGTGGTTGTAATAGTACTATTAGTTGCAGAGTATGCAATATGTGTATTTGCACTAGCAACAGTTCTATTATCAAAGTCAGCAACATTGACACCAGATGCAGTCAAGTTATCAATTCTATTAGCAACAGTACATAACGATACTCTCTGACTATCAATTACAGGACTTACAAAAGAATTAGAACTAAACAATGTTGCTCTTAGTTGAGCAGAATATCCTGCCGTTGATTGATTATCATATGACATTATAGATTTTCTATCTGTAAAATATGTAATATCATTTTCAGCAATATTTTGCAATCCAGTAAATACTCCGTTTGTATTGCCGATATTCAAGTCATATGTTAATGATGTGTTTGCAAACTTTAGTTGTGTAACAGTAGGAGTAATAACGTCAACTGGTAGATTTCTAGTTGCGCGAACTCCAGCACCCCCAACAAAATCTGCAGAAAGAATATCTGCTTCAGTTCCAGGATACGCTCCACCATCCGCGATGTTTGCTTCAGTAACTTCAATGACATATGTGTCTGTAGTAACTGGAGCAACAACTGTATGTTGTCCATTCAACTCTGTGTGTGGAATACCAACGCTTGTTGAGTTTGCACCATAGAACCCACTAGGTACTCCAGCAATTGATACTTTGTTGCCAGCAACAAATCCATGATTTCTTTGATACACACGAACTTTATTCGAACCAGTTGTTGTTTCAAATGGGTCAGTTCTTAAAGTTGTGTAACCATTTCTGGAGTTCTGAAAGTTAATTTGTCCAACTGCATCACTAAACTCGGCGCGATGTAAGGTAAACTTCAAATCTCTAGTTTGGAAAGGAGTCCATGTTCCACCATTCTGCGATAAGAACATTGTTCCAGTTAACGGATTTTGAGATACAATTCGACCATCACCAATATTTGTTTTACCAACTTCAGAGAAGAATACTCTCATTCCAGGTTCATCTGCTTTAAGAACAAGCGCATAAGTTGCGTCTTGTTGCATAAACACAGGACTATCAAAGGAAATAGTGGTTGATACAGTAGCATCATCAGAAGTATTAATTGCTGATGCAGGAATTGTTTTCTGTGCTAGAATTTTACCTGATGGATTTCCATCTTTAGTATTAAGTAACTGTACAATTAATGGGCGAGTACCTCTAGCAGAGAAGAACAAATCAACTTTAGTAATCATTGCTCCATCAATAACATCTTGAACTACAAAAGTTTGTGCAAGTGGATCATGTCCAATTCTACGAGTTGGGGTAAATCTTGAACTTACACCAATACTTCTTGTCACAACCCTATCTTGCTGTACGCGGTCACGAACAAACTCTGCTTGACGAACAGATAGAATTGTTTCTTCTCTCTCTTCATTTAGACCAGAAGCATGGAAAATTCTCTCTGCTTTGGTTGAGTGTGTTCCGTAATCTAGATTGTTCGATATATTGTCTATTAATCTAAATACTCTCTCACCAGTTCTAAACTGCGTTGATGCATTGTTTGGTACAACGAATACGCCATTAAATGAACCATCATCATCAGTAATCTTATCACCACCAAACTTCTGAAGTTTCTTATAAACATCAGTTGATGTAGCATCTGTTACATCATTCACCGCTGTAATTGTACACTGGTTAATATTACCAGCATTATTAAGAAGTGTTCCTGTTAAAACGTCACCAATTGCAAATCCATTTTGTCTGTTTGTAATATTAATATCAACAGGAGCGTTAGCGGCACCATTAGGATCATCTGGTCTCTGATAAGAGACAACACCAGATGCTTGCAATCTTGTAGCAGTTCCACCGCTGGTATATGCGGTTAGTGCAGATACAGGTGAATTATTATAATCAATTTGAATAATAGTAATTTGATTTGTTCCGGTGTTTACACTTTCTACAAAATATCTGTTATCATTAACACCATCATAGTTAAGTTCTATCGCACCACCAATGTTGGCAAAGGTGACCATATGACCAACTGCAATACCATTCACGCTTGCGAGTGTGATAGTTGTTACATTACCAACTTGAGTTACGTTAGTTACAGTTGTTGGTGTGTGTACTTGGTTGCGAACCACATCACCAAATCCAAATGCGGCAAATGGTTGCTTTAACCATGACCCAGAATTTTGGTCAAATGAATCCCAAAATCTTGCACTATCTGTATCTGCCTGTGATCCAGGGTCTGCCATTGGGGTAAACTGAAAATCAGTACGATTTGTTGATGTTACTGTTAGTTTTTCATCTGGAAGAACATATGCATTAACATTAACATTATCAAAGAATGCTTGTACTTTGGTGCGCGGTTTCATGTTTCCAACAGAAACGTGAATTGGAATTTCACGCATGTAAGGAATTAAAGAAAGGTCTACAATCTTATCGCCAAGAGATTTGTTTACATAACTACTTTGAAGAGAAGTCTCTGTTCCAATGTTGATTTGTCCAACCTCTTGGGTAGTCGTTGTTACAGTATTAAATCCAATAAATCTGCTCCGACGTTCTAGACCACCCCTTACGCTTGTTTGATTGGTAGCACCAAACCAATTATCTTGCCAACCTTCCCAAACTGTACCTTCAACTCCAATTTCATCTGCTAAGAATTGAATTGCATCAAAGTTGTTATCATCTTGTACAATTAGGTCAGGTCTGCGAGTTGTATCTTTCCAGTCATCTGATGCTGGAGTAAGTATCATTTCACCAGTAAAGGCGGAAACTTTATATGCGTTGACATCCATTGTGTCTGATGCATATGGATTATTAATATAAGAAACTTCTGAATATGGAAGAGTGATAATACCATCAACGTGTTTTTTATATCCAGATGTTGCTCTCTCGGCGTCTGTAGATACAGTTTCTACTAAAGAAACAATATCTGAGTGCGCCATTGGTCGCGCAACTTTTCTCTTCATATCTACAGCAATACGATAATCTTCATTTGATACGTTACCAATGCCATGTCCACTAAATGGATCAACAATAAATCCATTCTTTAATCTATCATTACCATTAACATCTTTAACTAGTAGGTCGGTTGTTGCTTTTTCAAGTAAGTTAAGACTACTAATCAATTCTAGATTATTAATTCTAGTTTCCAATTTACCAATGTCGCGCATTGTATATCGTTTGTTATTGATTTTTTTCGCAATTGCTTCTGTTGTATTAAGTACATATGGTTGATAACTTACAACAAATAACGTCATTGCCTTATCTAAGTCGGCAGGTGGTTTAGGATCATCTGCAGGAACACCCTTGACAACAAAGAATTCTCCGTCAAAGTTAGCAACAACTTTATCAATTCTAGGTAAGTAATATGAGAAATCTGCTTCTACATTGGTTCCGATTACAGGTAGTTCACCTTTTGCTGAACCAGAACCTGTGAATGATACTCCAGCATCATCAATTCTAGGTCTAAAGTCTAAACTATCTCGCAAGTCATATGATGCACCATCAGTTCCAGATGAGATATATGTAGGAATATCTTCATAATCAATAACGCCATCATAACTATCTACTGAGAAATAGTCTCCAGCACCATGAGTGAAGTAATCAAAAGTAATGAGCAATCTTCCAGATGGGGCAGGATTGCCAGATTTTAACTTAATGCTTGCTAAGTCGTAATATGCATCTTTTTGTCCCGTGTCGAAATCATATCTACTAGTAATATCTAAATCGGATGCTGTTGCATTAGTACTAAAGTCAGCAGACATTTTAATAGATACCAATCGATATCCATCTGCTTTACCGAGTTTAATAACTGTGTTTTGTGCTTCTGCTTGCGTAGTAACTTGTTTTGTTTCATTAAGATTTAATGTTTTACTTTTTTCAACAGCATCATTACCACGAACATCAACCGAAGCAATCAAATCTACTGTATCACCATCAGTTACAGGAGTATCAGTTAGAGTGTGAAGGTCACTAATGTTTAGTGTGCGGTCAGAACCAGTAAGGGTTAAGTTTGACGTTGTAATCTTTAGAACATCACCAGCACTTCTTGCCGAACCGCCTGCAGGTGTATTAATAATAAGTGTAAAGTTAGAAATATTGCCAGTAGAAGCGAATGTCTCTTCGGTTCCAGCGGCAGTAAATGACACAGAACCATTGTTTGCGTTTGCTACTGTTCCTGTTGCAAATTTTCTACGAACAGTGTAGTTAGTAGATGCAACATTATCTGGTGTGGCAGAACTATCACCACGAACTTTTCTCATACGGAAGTAGTTTGTATCGAATACAAGAATTTTTCTATCTGGTCTGATAATCTCTGCGCTAAAACGCTTCACAGAACCAGAAGTAATCGCCGCTAGACCGTTAGCAGTAAGGTTTAGAGATAAGTTGTTAGTAATTGTAGCAACTTCACCAACATCGATGTCGTTGATGTATAGACGGTCTCCTACACTCACCTGTGAATTAAACAGTGTTCCTTGTCCAGTTACGGTTACTGCGCCTGTGCCTACTGTAGCACTACCTGTGAGTGTTACTAGTTTAGGTGAGATATCACATTTGAATGTTGCGCTTGCGGCAGTTGAATTATCTCCAAATGCTCTAGCATCTCTAGTAAAATCTTTACCTTGGTTCATAACAATATCAAAAATACCAAACTTAAATTCAGTATCACCTGTATGTGCATCATCATAGTCACCACTATGAAGCATGAAACTTCTTACATTACAACTACCAATTGCTGTTGGTGTACCACTAACAAAGTCATCGTAAATATAAATTTCTTCATAATCATCAATCTCAGGCATACCAGTTACGTTTTGTACAATTACATAGTTGCCAATTGGTGTCTGAATTGGTGTATCTACTACACGATTAAATGTTCTTGGTTTCTCAACATTCAAAAAACGAGTTGCTTGTAACTCAACTTCATAACCTTGAATATATGCTTTACCAGGTTCGATGCCTAAAGCAAGATTTTCAGCAAGTCCACCCTCTAAGGTAGTAAAGATACCTCTGTTATTACCAGAGATTAAACTTTCGCGAACATCGACTTTGAATGGTTTAACTTCATAGTCACCACTTTCGTCATATGTTCTTCTTGCAAACTCTTCAGCAAGAACATTATAGTCTGCTTTCTTGACAAATCTTTGAATAGTACCGTTTTTAACACGACCCAATTCGATAAAGTTTGTATCAGTAGTTGCATCTAATGCTCTTTTTTCAAGAGTGAGAGTAATTTTATATCTGTGGGCACCAGGAGCGGCAAAGTTTGATGCTCCTTGTGCATTATCTTTTAGTGTTTCATCTTCTTCTGGTGTTAGTGTGCTTTGTACAACTTTCCAACCAACACGATATGATGGAGCATTATGATATGGTTCCAACAATATGGTTTGGTTTTCGTTAGCAACAAAGAACCCATTTACAAAATAGACACCAGCATTTACTCTTACCGCAGAACCAGTACCTACTGTGTCGTTTAGTCCTGCTTCTAATAACCCACCGGCATCTGTCTGTGCAACATTAATTACACTTCTAACAGTTCCAGTAGGTCTTATAGATGCAGAAATCTCAGTAGTTTGGTCTGCGGTAAGAAATTGATTTTTTAATTGAGTATTATCCGCATTGAGAGATGTTACAGTTTCACCAATAGAAAAGGTATTCGTTGTATTATTAGTACCACTATCTTCATACTTAATGTATAGCGTCATTGGAGTGCTAGAGGTTGCCGCTACAGTTCCAATAACTCTCGCTTTAACGCCAGTTTCACTACCGGTAATAATTTTATTAACAAAGTCTGTTCTATAACTTTCAACATTCTGTGCATTAAATGTAGATTGAACCTTAATGAAATCATATTCCATATCAAATGCAACATCACCAGGAATCACCATCGATCCTTCTTCAAATACATGACTACCAAATCTTTCAATTTGATTTTGAAGAATTGATTGTAACTGTGTTAACTCTCTCGCCTGAACAGGAAATCCAGGACGAAAGAGTACACGATGATACTTCTTTGATTTGGCACCCGCGGCGCCTTCAAAGTCATCATAATAAGGGTCTACATTAAAGTCGATAACTGCCATTTATTTCTCCAGTGCGGTTTTATTCTAATCTAATCTTTTTGTACAAGTATTTAGATTAGAATTCAACAACGAGTTTGATATCTTCAATCTGGTCAGATGCACGATTAATTGGGCGTCTGTGTTCGACATACATGATATCACCGCTGTCCGGTTCTACTTCAGGATTGTTCAGAGTATCTACTGTACCAGTTGCAGAAGAAGAACCACCCGTCACTGTTTCTGCCGCTTGAATTGCGATAAATCCAGTGTTAATGTCTTGGTAATAGCGTAAAATTCTAGTTGCGGAATCGTAATCAATTACCTTTGCAGATGCACCAGAGGTACCACCTGTGATTGTTTCATCAGTTACAAATGTTCCACTTAAACCAGCGACGGCAAGAGTAATTGATTTTGTTGCAGACATAGTTACTGCAGTTGAAACTACACTAGTACCAAAGTTATAAGGATCACGAACAAGACCAATTCTACGATAGTCGTTAGAAACTGGGAAGTCTCCAGAACCGTCATTGTACTCAAGTCTTACGTTGTTCATTACATAAAATCCACCAAGTTCATGTACTGGATTAGATGAGTGTCCACCTTTTGGTGAAATTACTGCAGTCATCGCACCACCAGAACCAGAACCACCGGTAATAGAGATAGATGCTTGAGTATATCCTGTTCCTTCTGCGGTAATTGTTACTGCAGTGATAGCACCAGCGGAAACAGTTGCAGTTGCAGTTGCGCCTGTTCCATCACCTGTGATAGTGACGGTTGGAGCAGAACTATAACCAGAACCAGCGTTTGTAATGATGATATGACGAATTTCACCATCTACTGCCGCTTGCTGTGTATCCCATTGTTCTTTGTATGGTTGTCCAGCACCCGGATCGGAAGTGACATATTTAACTGGCATAAAGTCAGTTGATAAAAACTTCAGTGCATCAGAAGCAGAGATTGTGTACATGTATTTCCACACATAACTATCTGCAGTTGTGATGTAACCAGTTGAAGTTCCTGTTGGTTTGGTTGTTGATGCAGTATTTCCATTATTAGAAATACATTTGTAAACATTATAGTCATCAGTCAATACATAGAATGAAGCACTAAATAATGAAGATGCTCCACTGTTTGATTGATTTGATGATGAGATATTATGTTCGTACTCATCATAAACTGTACCTGATGCCCAGTTTCTGCGAACTACTGCGTGAGTGATGTCAGATGAGGTTACACGTTTCATTGCAACCATATCGTCATATGCATTAAATGCTGTATCATCGTTGTCAGCAGGAGTAGGCGGTGCGGTATCATCGGTCCACGCCTGTGGTCTTCCGATGAACAAATAAGTGTTAGTTGCGGCAGTCTCACTAAATGCTTCCATGTATTGTTCAGCATTGTGAATCCGAAACTTGTTCGTAATGATAGCGGCCATTTTATTCCTCTCTAAGTTAATCTATTACTATATTTATAACAGTTTTTAACTGTCTCTCAAGAAGATTTCACTATCAAACGTGAAATCCGTCTTACGCCCTGGATAATTTACCAAGTCATCTATAACTAAGTTACCTATGTTCTGAATTTGAGTATTCGCATAAGTATCCCAGTAGTTATTATTTGCTGTGTTCGTGCCAGTATAATTACTGGTCATGATAGAACTATTATAGGTATCTCTATAAATTCTACCTCCACGGTCAACGCTTCTAAATCCTATTAATTCTGGAATAATCTTGTCTCCAGTTTCTAATAAAATATCTTCTCCATCTTCTTTTGTTACTCTTCTATCATCTGCATATGGTGGCATAAGGAACTTGAACCTATCAATTGAGTATCCTGTTGTTCCTAGTTTTGCGCTTCCAAAACTTTCGTGTAACATAGTATCTTCTAGTCCAAGTGATGCAATTAAATGCAACTTGGATGAAGTAACAACTTTTAAATCATCTACACTTGTAATAGTTGGTAGATATAAAGTTACTACTTGTTGTGCCACACTTGCGATACGCGAAAGTTGCTTGTATATTTCAATCTGATGTTTAACACTCGTATTCATCGTTAAATCATTTACGAGTGCTTCAAATGTATGTATAAGCACAGTAATATCCGGAGTTTCGGAAGTCTTGTTATGCTGATTACCACCCAAAGTAGGAATGTTCGGTGCAGTAGGTATCTCAACAATCGCTTCAAGTACTCCACCCCCTCTGATATACAGTACGACCTGTTTCAGTAGATTTATTGTAGCATCTATATTCGCCATTGGTGTTCTAAATCTTGGGAATATTAAAGTTGGACTTAATCCGAATCCAGGTTCTGTTCCGTGAATATACTCTTCACCTCGTAGATAATTTTTACCTTTATTGGACAATGTTTCAAAACTATCTTCCGCCAAAAGATAAGTTCCATCTTCTTTCATTAATCTTGTAGGGAACAATGTTGCTTGCGCCACCTCAAAGAATATTTCCAGTTCAAGTTTTTGAAGATGCGGCGTTGTTAATGTTTGTAATATAATTTCATTCAACAACTTAATTTGTTTAAATCTAGGTGTTGCTGAGTTTAATCTAAAGTCACTTCCTCCAAATACTCTTGCTCGGACTGAAGTTGAAATTGAAACTTCACCAAATAAAGCAAGACCAACTGGATGAAGAATTCTCTTAACCGCATCTCTCCATACGTTAATTGAGTTACCAACTTTGACAACATAAGAAAAGTCTTGATAATATAAACTATCTTGAATTTTTTTAGAACTTTCAGAGATACGCCCATCTGCTCCAAATAGAACACCTTCACTTCGCGAAACGGTTCCTGTTATTGGATGAATAATTGCTGGATCACAATCATGTATTATTGCTTCTGCTCCTGACACCGCACCAACAACTCGTATGCGTCCTCTATTCGATGCAAAATTATCAGTAGATGTGGTTGTTCTAATATTATATAAATTACGAGTATTATCAAAAGATACAATAGTACCAGAAGACAAAACATCATTTTCATCTAATAAACAACTTCCATCTTCCAATAAAATCTCATCACCATCTTCGGCGAGAATTCTACCGTGTCTTTCGTTTATTGTTTCTCCTGGTTGGAATGTTCCAACAATATTCTTTAATAATGCAAGTTGTCTAGGTGTCACTAAAGGCGCAGAAAAATATCCACTACCTAAGTTTGTTCTCTGCACACCTGAAATTCTACCAATTCCCGTTGACGTTGCATAAATCTCAGCACCAGTACCATTTGTATCATCAACTTCAACAGTTGGTAGTGCTTGATAGTTGGAACCAGTATTAACAATTCTAATATCTTGTATAACACCATCATGATCCGCATCTTCAGGTACAATGTGATTACCATCTTCTAACAATACTTTATCAACACCACCCTCAGTGACAATTCTTCTAAAGTCCCCAACGAGAATTTTATCTCCGGTTTCAAGTAGAATAGCATCACTTTCACCAGATTCCAATACCAATTGTCTTTCAATTCTATTGACATAGGCAACAGAAGAAGTTCCTAAACCTGTATTAGAATATACAATAGCATCTTGTAGTTGATAATCTTTACCGCCGTTTTCAATAATAAATCCATCAACGCCACCTTTACCTATAGTGGTAATATCAAATTGAGCACCGTTACCAATATCTTCACTTATAATATTATCACCAGTCTCGGTTAAAATATTATCTCCATCTACCTCTTTAACTATAAATGGAGTTAAGTTTTTTGTGACTAGTGGGTCACTAGGTACATAATATGTACCATCATTCGTAATAGTAATGTCAGTAATAATCTCATCAACAATAGCAGTGACAACTTGACCAGATACGGAATCCGTTACTGTAACAATCTCACCGGCAACAAACTGTCCACTCACAGAATTTTCAGTTAATACTAGTTGATAAATTTCATCATCACCTACAGCGAAAGCAATAAAGTTCTCAACAAGACCTGTTGCTAAGTTAACATTAGGTTGTAGTGGTTTGTTTGCTTGTACAATAGTTTGACCAATAAGTAATCCGCTATCACCAACAACATTTTTAATGTTTAGAATTGTATCTGATGTAAAGTTACCAGCGGAAACTCGTAACATATCCTTTTTTGGATAATAGACTTCAACTTCTTCATTGAATAACATTCTGAATAATAGTATAAGCGACTTATCCGTGCCTTTACTTTGATAAAAGTCTTTTACTCTTTTAAGAAATAATCTCTTATCATTAATAATATTATCTGGAATATCTACAAGATAATTTTTCTTAAAGTAAGAAACAAAAGAATCCACAGTTTTATCAATGTCACTATACAAATGTGCGTTTCTAGTACGCTCAATTGCATTACCTTCCAGTTCTAACCACTCATAGTATGCTTCTATAAAAGCAACAAACGTAGTGTGGTCAGATTGTACAAATTCAGGTAGTTGCTCAGACAATACTGCCGAGACGGTACCCTTTACTTCATCTGAATTAATATTTAACATTAGTAACTACTTCCACTACTTCCGCTACTTCCACTACTACTACTACTTACAACAGAGGATGCCGAACCAGAACCAGCAGAACCAACAACTCCAGTTCCACCAGTTTTACTTAATTCACTATTCGGTGTTGTGATATATTCAACACCAGCAGAGGATTCGCCAGTTGAGACTTTATCTACAATTGTGTTAACTGTAATATCATCTTCACTAATAGACAAAAGAACATTTCTAACACTCACAATATCACTTGAGTTTAGAGTTATGTATATCTCAACTGTATTTGCATCCAAAGTTGTATCAGAAATATTTAATTGGTCAATAATTAATTTACCAGTTGAATATTCTATTGTTCCTTGTTGACTGTTTACATAAACTCTTGTAGATGAACCTTCTTCAAGATAGTATGAACGAATATTTCCATTACCATCATCATCTAGATAAATTGTTTGTGTTCTACCAGATATATTAAATCCAGTTGACGATAAGTTAGTAGGTGAACCAGGTCCTTGAGTAAACAAAGGATTGTAGAAATTAATTGTGTATTTACTTTCTTGACCTATAATAGCATCAAAACTTCTCTGACACCTTACGGTTGTAATATTTGAAACAATACCAGGATCGGACCTATCAACAATATTACTAAATTTTGAAAATCTAAACACACTATCAAACTTTTTAAGTTCGTTGTTTTGATAATCCATTACAGAAGTTCGAACTGCAGATGAAATATCAGTATAAGATGATGTTGTACTATTAGGATTCCAGTAAACATTAATAGTAGGAATAATATTAATATAAACAGGATCAATAATTTCAGGTGTAATTGAAACCATAGTCTTCGATGATAAAATAGTGTTCTTAATCGCATCTTTGGTTGATGTGGTTAAAGTTCTACCTGTTCTAGGTTTAATTGACATGAATACTTTTCCATAAACAGGAGGATCATTATCTTCTCCACCCCATACTTGCATAGTATCTACGTTGTTATATAATTTAGGTAGAATGACTTTATAATCTTCTGCAGTAACCGCACGATTTTGTGCTGAGTAAAACTTAGGAGCATTGAATTTAATACTATCAATTGTCTCTCTAGGTCCACCATTCTCTGCAGAGATAACAGTAGTAATTGTAGCATTTGTAGAACCACCAACTGAAGATGACAGAGTAAAGTTTGATGCGCCATTTGCTTCTGCTTCATTAGTCACAATATATTCTAGAATGATAATATTACCATCTTCTAATGCAGTACCCAAAACTCCATCACCGAATGATATTTCGTATGTTCCGTTTTCAACAGCATTTAAAAAATATACATTTGAAGTATTTTGTATATCTAAAATATTTTCCGCTTTAGTAAATGTTGTTACAGTTAAATCATTTAAACTATTTTGTACACGAACGGAAAGTGTGGTGGAATCAAAACTCTCTTCAGGAATCAAAAATCTCTGTGTTTTGCTAGATGAATTCTTAGTATATAATAGTTGAAGTAGAGTTCCCTCTTTAATATCAATATTTGTAAAAGTATAAACACCTTCGGTAGGTACAATAGTTACATCTGCGGTTGTTACAAACTGATAGTTGATGTCCGATACACGACTTCTAAAAACTGTACCTTTTGACATTGTTAATTGTGGAGGCGAACCAACAGGATTATTAATTGTGACGTTAATTCTAGCAGTTGCCGCTTGTGATGATGATGGTGTATAACCAAGATGTTTAGCAAGAGAAACCACACTGTCTCGCTTAACTGCGCTATCTAAGAACATCTCATTCGAAACCATGTTGGCGTACACTGCGTTATAGTGAGTATTATATGATAATACATCTAGTAAAGTATTCATTGCTGAACCTTCAAAATTATAATCTTTGAAAGATTCCTGAGATGATAGATATGTTTTAAGATTTGCTTTAATATCAGCAAAATCTAATTCGGTTACCCTAAGTCTTTTTGTTGTATTTGCCATGAATTATCGTGTCCTTGTGAGATATGTCTCAAATATTTGTTCTTGTGTATGGTTAACTACATAAAAATATATTCTCACTTGATATTCATTGCTATCAGAATTGTCAAATACGTCAACCGCTGTCAATTTTACTCTAGGTTCGTGATTTTGAATAACCTCATATATTGTCTTTTCAATCATTCGGCGGGTCATTGGAGTATTGTTTTCAAACAGTAGTTCCGCTATACCACATCCTAAATAAGGTTGAAATGGTCTTTCAAAATGCCGAGTGTTAATTAACGCTCTCATAGACTGCTTTACTGCTTCAACATCAGATTTTTTCGCCACATCATTAGTACTACTCAACTTTGTAAAATTAAAGTCTAAGTCTGTAAAATCTGCAGTCTGCCTTGTTATCGTTGCCATAGAACTATTTATACCTCTTTATCCACCAGCAAATACATTAGATGATCCGGCGGCGACTGATGTACAACCACTCACACCATCACCTACTCTACCTGCACCTTTTCCATTTACTTTAACAGTAGATGAACCAGATGCTATTGGTGCCGCGTGTGAGGGACATGGCGCACCAGGAAGCAAATGTCCTGTGTTTACATCTCCTTGGCGAGACCACGGAATGTTATTCACAAACACATTAGGACTACCTACCGCTCTTGTCATACCTGAACAATGTGGTACGTCTGCATCACCTATTCTAGTTGCCGCTGGCATTTCGTTCTCTCCCCATCAACTCTCTGAGTTTACTATTGTACTGTGCAATAATATGATGTTGTTCGTCTGTGTGAGGTTCTGGTGGATACTCAGGTTCAAATCTAATTAGATTATCAAAACCGAGCGGAATATCTTCATACTTATTATATGTGTGTACTACTCCATTAATAAGAACGCAAAATATTCCTGTCATCTATCTACCTTGTCCTCTGTATTTCTTAAAATTGCGTTTTTTATCTTTATTCATAGAAGCAAATTTAACCATAGACATTCTACCACTTGTTGATGTTTTCTTTGGATTACTTTCATGAATATATGTTCCAATGCTTGCTTTTACTTTTGCCATTTTATCTCTCCATTATTAGTTCAAGTCAATTCTAGGTGCATCTGCATCAATGTTTGCACCAGCGTTTAAGTCCATTGTTTGACCACAAGTTTGTGTAATATTAGTTTGCGCTTCTACTTTAAAGTTTACGCATTTAATCTGTACATCTTTTTCGGACTGCATATCAATATTATCTTTTGCATATACAGTTGTCTTACCTTGTGTGAATATATTAACTGCACCTTTTGCTTCAATGTTAAAGTCTTCATCTACTAATACTTCAGCATTCTTATATGAATGTATCTGAATAGTTCCATCGGGATGCAATTCAATGAATGTATCTTTACGATGAAATAATAAAATTCTCTCATTATCAGGAGTATCATCAAATTCTAAAGCATGTCCACTCTCAGTTTGATAAACTTTATTATATGGGTATCGTGCATTGAAAGGAACCGCAGAAGGAGTCCATGTGTCAGTACTCCAAGCAATGTTCTTCTTTCCTATAGAAGGTTTACCGTTAGGTCCTTCTCCATCTACGCGATGACCTTTATTAACACCATCATTTCTTGCTGTATAAAGTTTTGACTTTTTATCACCTCTCGACAATCGAGAAGTATCCGCCTCATTAATTTCGGTAGGATGTGTTCCGCTTGGATCACAGAATCCCAAATCTGTATTGGGACGTTCTGTTGGGTGTCCATGAAAAGACCCCATAACAACTGGTTCTTGACATCCTTCACCATCTCTAAAGAACCCCACCACCCACGAACCTTTAAGTAGTCCTGATGGGGAGTGACCAATCTGCGATATTGATGCGGATGTTGTTGGCATCATAACCATCGCCCATGGTAAATCTTCAATAGGAAGTGTTTCTTTATCTTCTGTGTGAATACCCAAGCAACGAACACGAACTCGTCCAATCTGCTCAGGATCATTATGGTCTTCAACTACACCCATGAACCAGATAAAACCGTCCATGCCCATGAAATTTTTCATAATCTACCTCTTAATTATCTCTAAGTATAATGTCGAATGTTGTTGAAATATTTGTTCCAGTAGATGCAATTCCTCTTACTTCAACATCTGTTTTCTCAGGTAAAGCAATTGGCACAGTATACTTTCGTGTGTGATGACCACCAGGAACATCCATAATATCTCTACTTCTAAATGGCGCACCGCCGTCTAGTTCTCTAGCAAGAAGCGTTGCGGTTGCGCTGTCATTATAATTTCCAATACCAATATTCCATTGTGTTAGATATCCAGTTTTGCCAGCAGGAATAGTGTATATACCAAGTTGTGTTTGTCCTAGTCCGTAAGTTGTACCTGTTCCAATAACTCCAATATCTGCAAGAACTGTTCCGCCACCATTCACCAGAGTAGAAATTATAAGAGCGCCTTCATTAGTTGTAGATGAACCAGCAGTAGCAACGAATGCACGATATACTCTTAGAAATGATGCTGTTGTTGCTACATCAGAGTTTACTGTAACTGTTTCTTCGATGGGGTTGAAGTTTGCATCTAGACCTTGAATAGTGACTGTTCTTGCACCTGTTCCAGCGGCACTATCATTTACGTTTGCACTATGAATAAAGAGAGTAGATGCTGTAGTTAGATATGTGTATATTCCACCATGCATCCAAATTGTTTCTGGTGCACCACCAACAGAAGGATTACGCCCAAACTTAGCAATGTGAGTAACTCCTTTGTATAATCCTCGTGCAATATTGATGGATTCGTCATTGAAAAAATAGTTACCCATTGGTTTAGTCTCTCCTCTTTATCTTATTTATACAGAAAGCGTTTGGTTGCTTGTTGCAAAACCCTTTTTACGCATAACAGTCTTCGCAACTAATTCGAACTCTTGTGAGTTTTTATCCCACTTGAGAACAAATGGCATATTAATATCTGTTTGCATATCTTTGATTACCGCTTCAGCATCAGGACCCAACTGTGGAATTTTCTTACCATGTTTGTTATAAGTCTGCTTAAACAGTCTCGTAAGTTCTGCAGTAGTAATCTGTTTCTTGTTACGTTCATCATTAACCCTATCTAAAAAATGTCGAGTGAACTCAACGTCAATTTTAACTTTTGCAAATAATCTATCTGCAAACTTTTCGATACCATCTAAATCTCTTTGTGATATCTCTTCTCGTAATTCTGAAAATTTACGCATTAAATCCATCCTTTATAATTACAGTATCGCACTTATATGATGCTGTTGAGTTACCAACAGGTTTAAAAATATGAATAGCATCTCTAACTAAATACATACCACTATACTTCGGTTGATAAACTTTACTTGGTGTATCAACTTTTTTTACTGATGGAAAATTAAAGTATGCTAATCTACCCACTGTTATAACTGGATGTCCAGGAACTTGAAAAGAACTAAGGACCTCATCTTGCAATTGTTTTGCAATAACAGTTCTTCCTAAAAGATAATCATTTGCAAATAAATCTCTGTATCCAACTTCATCTTTCTTTTCAGCATGTATTCTACTCGATTTAGGACTCATATAAACTTTAACATCAGGATTAATCTCTGATCCCCAATCTACATATTTTGAATTAGGGGATAATCTTTTCATTTTTGATGCAAACTTCTTTGATGATTTATCATATGAATTAAAATAGTTATATGTCTGAACTTGATAAGATTTATGAAAAGTATCATGTATGATGTGTTTGGATGATAAATTTCCGTTTTGAATATCGGAAAGATAATTAGACTTCTCATCAATTCTAAAGTCATCAACATTCTGTGCGCTTTCAGATGCAACCATTCCACTTAGAGGTTTACCATCTGCACCATATGTAGGAACACCAGGAACTTTATATAAATATCCATTCTTTATTGCGCCACTCTTTCTATCTACCGGAATTTCTTCCATCAAATCTGTTATAACCACATTTTTTGTATTGCTGAATAATGTTGATGTTGATAAAAATTTAAATCCATGCATAGATTGAAAGAAAAAGAATCCGGGCATGTCTGTATCAGGATCAATTGCTTTTCCGGTTACCCATTGAATTGCTTTTGCTGGTCTCCATCTTGGAGAAACAAATTTTAAAGACCCTATAGACATATCAAAAAATATACCCTCTTTTGTATCATTAGAAAAGATGTAATTTTTAAATATATCGCGAACAATATCATGCGGCGCACCAGTAAATGCTTGACTTATACTTGTATGAATGTTGTTATAACCTTCTTCGGTAATAAGACTTAAAGTAAAATATTGTTTTCTTTCTTGAATTATGGGTCCTTGAATATTAGCAACTCTAAACCACTTTGATATCTTTGTATCTTCAACTCCACCTGATACATTGTAAACGATATTGACAATTTCACCACCTAGAATTGGATAGTCAGCAATCATATCATTGCTGTCTGTGATACTTAGTTCTGCAGTCTGAAATGGAGACTTGATACTTTCATAGATATTGAGAGCAGTATATACTGAGAGTAAATCCATAAACTGGTCAGAACCCTTCGCAGTTTTGATGTTCTTAACTCTATTGTGATATAGTTTCATGGAGGAAAATAGTACTTCTCCACCACCTTTTACAGGCGCCGCCATGCTAGTCTCCTATCAAATTAGTAAATTCTTCAATGAATTCTTGTACAAGAGTAGGTCGCAGAATTCGTATTCTTCTTTTCTTTTCGTTCTCTTGTTGTTCATAAACTGTGTTAGTAATGGCAACTGAACTGAATTGTTGTACAACTCCAATTCCTGTGGTTTGTGTGTAGAATTCACTGCTGGTTCTTACCATCTTTGTTGGGTCACCTGAAGACTGTGGTCTTTCATAATGATGAATTCCATTAGGACCTGAATTAATAGTCCAGAGTTTATATGTATTACCATCATATGAAGATTGTGCATGACCTTGTCCATAGTTACCTGGCATATAAAATGTCTGATTAGGAAACTCAGCAAACGTATGGATGTGTGCAATGCCTTCTCCATTTTGTTTGTATCTGTTATAACTTTTCGCATCCGCTTCGTTTAAAAATATAGGATACCAATAACCTTCACCAAGATGCATACCAGAAGTGCCTGTTCCATATAACGCATAAGGACCACTACCACCATACTTCTTAGCAATCATTTTTCGCAATTCATTTTCTGTGCGCGGCCAATCTTCTAACACATCATGTATCTCATTAGTCAATAAAATTATCCATGCAAGTTCGGAATCATTAAAGAATTGATGTGCTAATATATCTGGTCGCTCACCCTCTTGAATGTCATACTCATCATATGAGAAAACATTTGTCGATAAGTTTTCTTTAAGTTTTACTCTTCGAATAATATCTTTTGCTATGAATAAATTATCAACCGTTGAATTTGGTTTTGTTAAATCATAAATTATTTCTGGATATTTTGAAAAATATGACATTAATAACCCTCTGCAATTCTTTGTTTATGTAAAGGTTCAATTTCTTTGAACGCCATTGTAATTTGTATCTCAGTAGGTTGTCCATCGCGGTTTGTCGAAAAGACACCAGAAGATGTATAGTTAGTTGTAAAGTCTGTCAGAACACAAGTAGATATCTTATGCATGTATGGGTTGTCATTTTCTTTGAACATAACACTAATATCGAATAAAGACGGATATTGAAAATATAATCCACTCTCAATTAATTCTGGATGCATGTGAAATCTAAATGTTTTAATAATATTATCAATTGCCTGCGCTTCTGCTTGAGACCTTGCCGCAAATTCATACACAAACTGAAATGTTCTAAAGTTCATGCTATCAAATCTTTGTTCAACGTGAGGATTTGAAACTCTTCTTGTAGATACTTCTAATATGTTTTGTAAGTTCATACCAAATGCATCAGGTAACTTAGCGGCAGTTTCTAATGCAAGTCTTGCGACTTCACCACCAACTTGTGTTAAATCTCCAGCAGATGATGCTTGTGCTTTCTCTTTAATTCCACTGATACCACCTTCCATCAATCTTGCTATACCACCACCCATTGCGCCAATCTTAGCATCTGCCCATTGTGCGCTAGATGTAGAAACAAAAGTGTTAGGAACAGCAAGAGCAATAGAACTATTTAACTTCTTCATGTTTCTTGCGCCAGCAAACACTGCGCCTGTAAAATTACTTGTGGATTCAACAACAGCACCAGCAACTTTTCCAGCGGTACCGCCACCTAATAGTCCAACACCCTTATTCAAAGCACCCTTAATATCATTTCCTGTATTTGTCAAACCATTTCTAATTTTCTGAGATGCAATTGCAGTATGACCTTGGAATGCTCTAGGTTCACCTTCGGTTGTTTGTTTTTTCATTGCGAATGATGTGGTATCATCAATGTATATATCAAAGATAACGTGATTGTCCAACTCCGCAGGTGCGTCAATACCCATATCAATAGGATAAGTCAGTCCACGAGTTCCGTAAGTTCTACCTGTTTTGCGTGGTTCTTGTCTGCTAGACACTAAACCGTGTCCACCTACTATATCCCCCACTAGTTTTGAAAGTGTATTTAGTGCCATTGCGTCCCTCTATAAATAGTTATTGCAGTATTATTTATATGAGTTATACAGATGGCATACAAAGGAAGATATTCTCCACTAAATCCTAAGAAATATCAAGGTAATCCAACCAATATTATTTATCGTTCTCTTTGGGAAAGAAAATTTATGGTATGGTGTGATATGAACAGTGATGTTATAAAATGGGGAAGTGAAGAAACTGTTATACCTTACATATCTCCTTTAGATAATAAAAGACACAGATACTTTGTTGACTTCTATATACAGGTTCGAACTAAAGAGGGCATACTCAAATCATATCTTGTAGAAGTTAAACCTAAAAAGTATACAAAACCACCAGAAAAATCCCCAACTAGAAAATCTAAATCGTGGTTCGGTGAAGTTAAGGCATGGGGTATAAACTCTGCAAAATGGAAAGCGGCATCTGAGTATGCTAAAGATAGACACTGGGAATTTATAATTCTTACAGAAGACCATTTAAAGTAGCATAAATACTATTATGGCAGAAGAAACTAGAATATTAGAACAAATTCGAAACGCACGTGGAGATGCATCGAAATCCTTTACATGGTATCAACAACAAGTTAGAGACTTGGTTGGTACTCAGTATCCTGGACCTAGATTTCAACGTGAATATGCAGAAAACATGACTAATCGCATGTTACCTGGAAGAATGTATTTAATCAACTATTCAAATCCAGCAGGTAGAGATACTTTACCATACTACGATATGTTTCCACTAATATTACCATTCAACATTGAGAGTAATTTAGTGACAGCATTGAATTTTCATTATTTACATCCAGTACAAAGATTAATTCTTTTAGAAAAACTAATGCCATTTAAAATTGGCGATACAGATATAGCAACGAGAATCCGAGCAAACTGGAATGTTCTAAGTAATTTTGCTAGATTTAGAGAAGTTAGACCGGCAGTTAAAAGATATAGAAGAGGATTAATTAAAGGGAGACTTCTTTTCATTCAACCAGATGATTGGGTAACTGCCGCAGTATTACCAACCGAACAATTTAAAAAGGCATCTAAGCAAAAGGTTTACTTAGACAGCAATAGAAAAATGAGGCAACGATAATGTCATTAACAGAATTCATAGCGAATGCTAAAATTAGAAATTTCGCAAGAGCAAATAAATATCTTGTCATTATTGACATGCCCAGAGGACCATCAGCAAACAATTATGGTAGACCTGATCCATTTGGGTCTCTGTTTAGAACTGGAGGTAGAGGTGCAAACGATGCGTTTGGTGGTCTCATAAACAACTTTGTTAAGGCAGACGGTCAGTATCTAGCATCTTTGTTTTGTGAATCCACGGCACTACCAGGATTGAATATCGATAGTAAGATAAACAAGCAGTATGGTCCAGGGAGAGAAATTCCTTACGGTCGTAGTTATGCTCCTGTTAATATGTCTTTCTATATGGATGCTGGTTATCAGATTAAAGATTTCTTTGAAATTTGGCAAGGAATGATTTTTAATGAGGACTCATCTCATTTAAATTATTATAATGAATATGTGACGAATGTACACATTCTAGGATTAGATATGCGCGAAGGACGTTTTGGTACTTTTGGAGTTCTTCCTGATATAGGAACATTACAAAATAGTATCATCGTATCTAGATATCAGTGTACACTACAAGAATGTTACCCAAAAAGTGTAGCGGAAATTCAAATGTCCGCTGGTAGCGGTGAAGTACCTAGACTTCAAGTTCAGTTTCAATATAGAAAATGGACAAACACAAGCACACTGATGGGAGTTGGAAATGTAACATCAACAACACCGGAATCGGATATTGTTAAGTACAATCCTGCAACAGGAACACTAGCACCAGCACCAGCACCATCATATCCACCAGGACCATAATAACCATATAATGAGGAGAAAATAATATGGCACTACCAATAATTGATACTCCAACCTATGATTTGAAATTAGTATCATCAGGCGAGACTATTAAATACAGACCATTTTTGGTCAAAGAGCAAAAGATTTTATTAATGTCTGCAGAAGATGGAACACCAGATGCAGTTATGAATGGAATCACTCAAATCTTACAGAACTGTACGTTTGGTTCTGTTGATATATCTAAACTTCCTGTATTTGAAGTTGAAAACATTTTCTTACGTCTAAGAGAAAAGTCAGTAGGAGAGATTGCTGAATTTTCTGTGGCATGTACTAGTGATGAATGTAAAGGAACTACCCAAACAAAAATTGACTTGAGACATTTAAAAATTGATGAAACAAAAATCAAGTCTAAGACTATTGAGTTAACATCTAGTTTATATGTTAATATGAGATATCCAACTCTAGTTGACTTAGGGGTTTTAAAAGACCTGAACAGTCTTGATGATAACTTCAAGTTTCTTGCAAGTTGTATTGAAAGTATTGAATATAACGGAGAACTCATTGACATGAGTACAACATCAAGAAGTGAGTTACAAGAGTTTATTGAAAATTTAACACAACAACAATTTGAACTCATTAAAGAATTCTTTGCAGATATGCCAAGAATGTCTGGAAAATTAGAGTATGAATGTTCTGCTTGTGGAACGCACTGTGAAAGAGAATTAAGTGGACTTCAAAATTTTTTAGCATAGTCCTCTCGCATGAAGATTTGTTTGGTTTATTAAAAACTAACTTTGCTCTTATGCAACATCATAAATACTCTTTAACAGAGTTAGAAAATATGATGCCATGGGAGAGGGAAATTTACGTCACTCTTCTAATGCAATACATTGAAGAGGAAAAAGAACGACAAAAGGGATAAAAAATGGGAGAAGATATTAAAGAAGCAGGTTTCCATCCAGCAGACACCAATGGTGATGGAACAGTAACCACAGATGAGCAAAAAATGTATCTTGAGTTCAAACGTAAAGAACTTGAAGATGCAGATGCGAGAAGAGATGCAATGAGATATATGACATGGTTCGCTTTGTTGGGTATATTCAACTATCCAGGGGCGATTTTGATTACAGCAATGTTAGGTTATGATACAGCGGCGAATATTATCGGAGATATTGCTCCGACTTACTTCGTTGCCACTTCAGCAATTGTTGCCGCTTACTTTGGCGCGAATGCTTACACAGACAAGAAGAAATAGGGAAACACTTAAATGGCAGATATAGCATCACTAGCGGAAGCAATTGAACATCTAAAAATAGAAGTTCAGTCTACGGGCGGGCAACAGATTGTTTTCCTAGATAGTTTATCTGTTAATATGGAAGATTTGGTGTCAACATCTTCTCTAATGCTTGCGGAGTTAATTGCAATTAAAGATGCACTTGCTCCTGACAATGCATTTGAGAGAGTGCAACAAAAAGAACGTGAGCGAGAAGCAGACATTAGTGGACAGAATGTAACACCAGACCAACAAGCAATTAAACCTGTGAAGAGTGGTATGTCAGGCAAAGGAATGCTTATGGGTGCCGCTCTTATTGGTGGTATTGGCGCATTACTTGCAACATTCTCAGGATTGCTTGACTTTGATGCAGAAGCACTAAAACAAAAAGTAAAGACACTTCTCTCACTCAAAGATGAAGTAGCAGATGGTAGTCTATTAAAACTTCTTGCTGAAGGTGGTGTGCTTATTGCAGTTCTTGGTGGTATAGGTCTTGCTCTTGGAGCATTTGGTATTGGTGCCGCTGTTGCTGGAGGTGGTATGGCATTCGCGGACTGGGCAGGAGGAGGAAACTGGTCTCAAGCAATCGTAGACCACGTTGTAACTCTACTCTCTATTAAAGACCAACTTGGTGGCAATCTTGAAATGCTAAAAGATGGGTTTGCATTTACACTCGCAATGACAGGTGTTGGATTAGGTCTTGCCGCGTTTGGTGCTGGTGCCTTTGTTGGTGGTGCAGGATTAGGTTTTTCCGATTGGGCAGGTGGAGACAACTGGTCACAAAAAATTAAAGACCATGTAGTTACATTACTATCAATCAAAGATGAACTTGGTGGTAACTGGGATATGTTAAAAGCATCAGGTGCCTTTGCTCTTGCAATGGGAGGTGTTGGTGCTGGTCTTGCCGCTATCGGTATTGGTATGGCAGTTGCGGGTGCTACTTTAACATTAGCAGACTGGATGGCAGGTGATTGGTCACAAAAAATTAAAGACCATGTTATAATTCTTCTTTCTATATCTGATGCTCTAGGTGGTGCTAAAGCATTTATTGGTGAAGCGGCAACATTCGCTCTTGCGATGGCGGGCATTGGATTAGGTCTTGCCGCATTCTCTGCCGGGCAAGCGGCGGCGGCAGTTGCAAAGTTTATATCGGCAGACGATTGGACACAAACCATCAAAGATAATGTTAAGAACTTATTATCTATTACTAGTGAAGGATACGACCAGAAAAAAGCAGATGAATTCTCTTCTGTTATGGGTACTATCTCTGCAGGACTACTAAAGTTCTCCGGTGGTAATCTAGTTTCTTCTCTCGCAGGTGCGGCAAGTGGTATTCTGAACTTCTTGTCTGGTAAAGAGAGTCCTATTGAAGAGATGATGAATATTGCGAATAAAGCAGATAAGTTAGAAAAAGGTGCTAATGCACTTGATAGAATTGCTGGCGCACTAAGTAAAATCTCAGGTCTAAACTTTAATGGTTCTGATTTGAATATCGCAGATATGGCAGAGGATTTATTGAAATCTATTCCTGCAATTGAAACTGCTATCAATGGTGGTACTGTTGGGGAAGGATGGATATCATCTGGAACAAAGATTAAAGGTCTTGCATCTGGCGATATTAAGTTTGATGAAGCGGCAAAGAACATCACATTACTGAGAGAATCCTTAGGACTAGCACCAGTAGTTCAAGCGGCACCAACTGCAGACGTATCTAGTGCAGTAGTGCCACCAGCGCAACAACCAGTAATTAATACTGTTACAACCGTGGCGGCACCAACAACAATGAACTCAAGCAGTAATACAAATATTTCGCCTAGAAATCAACAACAGAAAGCATGGCAGGAAGACTTAGTATATTAATTCGCCAAAGGATTATCTAAAGCACGTTGTACCATCTTTTTCAATCTTTCTTCTAGTTCATTCAATTGCCTATCTACATCACTAGAGACTTTATCACGTTTGTTATCAAACCTCTGGTCGGCAAGGTCTACGAGTTCTCGCACTTCTTTAGTCTGGTCTGTCAACTGTATGCGAACCTCGTATTCGCTATCTTTCACTCTTTGTTCAGTCTTGTCAACTATCTGTTCGATACGTTCAATATCACTCTTTAAATCTATCTTTATATCTCTAGTGTAATCTCTTGCTTCAGTGACACTCTCTTGTAGTTTAATCATATTAGCATCAAGCACAGATAATTGTTCTTGTAGACCTGATAAGTCAGGTGCAACATATTCTTGTATTTGCTCTTTCATATTCATGTAGTCTTTGTAGAATTCAAATCCTGCCCATAGACCACCACCCAATGCACTAAGCAATGGTAGTATGAGTAACATCTTACCACCAGATATTTTTGCTCCTGCAACTTCTATTTCTGCCATTTCTCTCTCCTTTATTGATACTGCATATCGACCATCTTGTCGTGCAGAATTTGTTGTGCGAGTCCATTGCGTAATCCTCGCTGATTTTCTTTCGGTGATTTAGTATACTCATTAGGCAACGCGCTTTCAAGTCTAACACCGTCAGGCATCGATGCTTGATATGCACCAAATCCTTGATTGAAGTTCATTAGTGCTATAGCAAGTCCTTGCGCCGCTTGCTGTTCTTCAAGTGATACTGCATTCGCAATCTTCAACGCATTATCTGCCGCTTTCTTTGCAATGATTTTGCGTAGTTTCTTTTTCTTACTTTCTTTTTTATCTTCTTTCTTTTCTTCTTGTGCAACTTCTTCTTCAGGTTCATCTTCAGTTGCTTCTGGTTCTGTATCTGCTACTTGCTCTTCTTCAGCAGGTTCTCTATCTTCTGCAACCTCATCTGTAGTCTCTTCTTCTGATTGCTCATCAGTTGACGCAACTTCCTCTTCTCGCTCTTCTTGCTCAGGCATCTCTTCAATAGTTTCAGCAACTTCTTCAACAACCTCTTCAGGTGCTTCAAGACTTTCTTCAAATGACTGTATCTCTGCAATCTCTATCTCCTGACTAGTTGGTTCTTCTATAACAAATTCTACTTCCGGTAATGCTTCTACCGTTTCAACTACAGGTGCTTCTATCGCAGGTTCAAAAATATCGATAACAGAAAACCCACCAAATTCAGTAGTGTTCAACTCATTGCTTATTAAGTTATCAATGATAGCATCACCAGTAGTAGAAACTTCATCAAACTCAATTACATTTTCAACAACAGGTTGCTCCTCAAATTGTGCCAATTCTTCTTGCTGAGGTTCTACAAAAGTTTCATAGTAAAGTTGTTCGTAACCAGGACATGATGCATCATATAAAGCGTCTACGGCGCAGTTCTGTGCAAATACTATCTCTGCTAGTGCTTCAGCATAACCAGTACACAGACTGCTATAAAGCGGATTAGCGGCGCACATAGCATCCAGATTGAAAGTGTATATTACTTCACCCTTACTATTGTATCCGTTAGGTTCAAATTTAAATTGTTCTATCTCATTATTAGTAGTGTCACCAAATATACCTACAGTAACAGCATGATTGACAATGTTAATATCAAAGTGATGTATCTCAATAGCACCACTATCAAAGTTCATCTCTACACCAAATGTATTGAGATTGTTTGCATCATGAAACTCTGCGATATACCGCCAATAATAACGTAGTGTATCGATATCACCATCATTGTCTGTATCAAGTTCTTTAGTGAAGAATCCACTATCAGGTATACCATCACCAGTCACATCTACATTCAAGTCAATCAAGTCTGTCCATAATGCCGCGATAGTATAATTAAAGAATGGTTGTCCAGGAAGAGTTCCATTCGCCGCCATTGATGCAACGTCTTGTCCATTACAACAAAAATGCTGAAAAGGTGCATTCGTGTTAATGTTAGGACCGTACATGACAACAGCACCATTAGACATGAATGCACTATTAGTGAATACTTGACCATTCATAGTGAACGGAACAGGTAAATCTACAAGAGCATTGCTATCATCAAATATCTGATACTGAGTTGTACCCTCAGAACCAGGTTCGATGAACTCTTCTGCTATACTAGAGTAAGAGTAGAAGCAATAGAACAGAACCAGCGCCCATAGCGGCACCTTTAATTGTATCATTGCGTTGTTCCTCTTTTTTTACGCTTTCAGGTCTCAACTCAGGATATGTTTCCCATAGTTGTTTTGCTTCATCTCCGATTTTACCCATAAACGGACAAGGTGTACCTGCCATCTCCATAGCATCAAAGACACGCTCATCTTGACACATGTTAGAGACTGCCGCTACTTTCATACCCATATCATAGAGGACTTTTGAGAGTTTAAGACGTTCACAGTTCATATCTCTGACTGCCGAACCGCCTGAGAAACCTAATACTTGTGTTTGTACTGCTCCACTAAAAGCAATTGTACATACATCACTATTAGAGTTATTAATTGAAGGCGAAATAGCACTAGGCGGTGGAGATTTCACAGTGGTCTTTGAATTGCTATTGCTATTCACATCACTTCTAGACGTACTATCAGTGACAATAGGATCAGCACTGAAAGACATAGAACTAAACGAAATCATAACAAATGCAATAACAACAGATGTTATTATTCTTTGCATTGTTTGTTTCCTTTATTGGTTGAGGTCTTACTCAGTTATTTATAATTTGGGTGTCAACATCTTGACATTAAAATCAAATTAGTTTTAACATAAATACTTAAAGCAAATATTATGCACATGTGACAGAGAGAAAGCAAAAGAAATGTTACATGTATTCATGCTAGTCGTAATGCTTCAAGGAAGCGAACAAAGAACGCAACCTATGTACTTCTACGATATAGACAGATGTTTATATTTTGCAAATCGCATGAATAGACAGCGTGATTATAGTGCAATATGTAAGATAGTGACTGTTGATCCTAGCAAAGTGACGGTATACAAATGAGCATAGATAATAGAGATAAAGTCATTCATGACATTAAGATGAGAATTCATAATTTTAAAATGAAGAATAAATGGTTATATGACAGAGAAAGAAAAGAAAATGACAGCAATGAACAATCAACAAGTGAAGACAGAGAGCAAGAAAGACATAACCGAATTGCATCCAAATTGCGGAACTTCTGACTGTTGCGGACAATGTGAGACTGCAGTTGAACCAATCGTGAAAGAAGAAAAGCAATGAATACAATATGGCACATAATGCTCACTGCATGTCTAGACACACAAATGATGCAATGCGTATCACAAGACGTACAATGGTTTGATACACAGAAACAATGCGAAATTGCATTAAATGAATATACTGAGATTCCGCCTGATGGACCTTTTCAGACAGTAGAATGGCAATGTAAACCACTAGGATCATCATCAACATGAGACAGACAGCAAGTTACGCAGAAGAGCAAGACGTATGGTACACAGAACTCAAAAATCTAGCAGAGATGTGGTCAACTTCAGAGACTAAACTATCCACAGAGTTAGAAGAACTAGAGAAGAGAAGAATAGTCGATGCGATGGCGATTTCGAACAATAACAAATCACACGCGGCAAAACGTCTAGGTATCGGTCGTACTCTATTGATACACAAGTTAAAGAAGTACTCAATTGAATAGAACAATGCTTATCATAGTTGCTACGCAATTCCTACTCGCAGTAGCAATCTTACCATTCGCATTACGCATGAATGTCGTATCGGTAATGTGTGGTTGATTAACCGTACTTAGGTAGATACGCAAAGGTATAGAACAACCACACTAGAAGAGAACATACTGCCGTACCTGCAGTTAATGCCGCGGCAAGTTGAATCCACTCCATTATATCTTCATGTCTTTTTATTGCCGCTTTTCTTGCGGCGATTTCTGCTTCGCGTCTTCTCTCTGCCGCTTGCTTTTGAAATTGTAACCAGTCTTGCCACATGCCAGCACGACCTGTATAAATCATCATCTCTCGGAGTTCATCTTCTTGTGCCTTGAGTTTTTCAAGTGCCATAAACTCTTCTAAGTCAGATTTGTTTCCGCCTGCGTTATTTACTTTTTTCTGTAAAGAATTTTTTGCATCAAAATAACCGACCAGTTGCTCACCACAATCGTACAGTTCTTTTCCATTGCTTATGAATTCTTTTACAGTATTGAACGCCGCAGATGCTAATGCTAATTCTGCTAACATAATGATGATACCCCTCTTTCGGTGTTGTATCATATATCATGTTGTAAGGGAAGTTTCAACTCAAGTTGTTATGACTATTTATAAAAAAAAGAGGACACAAGGTCCTCTTTTAAAGTTTACATTATTTATATACTGTTATTTTTCTGCGTGATACCTACAGCAAGCGCATGTAGACCAAACTAGTATAAGGCGCATATCACACAAAGGAATAACTTCCACGTTCTCCTATAGTTTTCTTAGTCATCAGCGGCAAGTTTGGAGAAGTATGACATTGCTTCATCATCTTCATCTTCTTGTACTGGTGCTGACATTGCTGGCGTTGGTGTAGTAGATTTCTCTTCTGCTACCCAAGGCACTGTCTCCTCTGCGGTCTGTTGTCTAACAGGTGCAGAAGGAGTATAACTTGGTACATCTGCATTAGCATTCAATACCAAATCAAGTTTTGCCTTCAGTTCTTCATATGACTTGAAGTTAGAAGGTGCAAGAAAGTCTTGCAGTTTATATTGTGTTTTCCACAATGCTTCGATTTTAGCATCGTCACCCTCAAAGAGTGGTGATACACTATCGAATTCTGATTTATCGTAGTTAGTAAAACCTTCTACTTTACGAATTTTCAGTTTGAAGTTAGTACCTGCCCAAGGATCAAATGGGTTAATAGGACTCTCATCTTCGAACTGAGGTTTCATCACATCCATAATCTTATCAAAGATTTTCTTACCAAACTTAAACAGTTTGACTTGACCTTCATTCTCAGGATGCTTCGGATCAGAAACAATGAGAACATTGGCAATGTAAGAAAGTCTACGCTTTTGCTTTCGTGCGATATCTTTGTTTGCTTCTGTACCAGAGTTCCATAGAACAGAGTTGTACTCTGCAACAGGGTCTTTTTCATTAAGCGTTGTCAAAGAGTTCTCAATATACCACTTACCAGTAGGACCTTGAAACCCATGATTAAAGATACGAACCCAAGGAAGTTCTTCACCTTCGCTCTCTGGAAGAAAACGAATAACAGCAAAACCATTACCAGACTTATCTAACTCTGGACGCCAGAAGCGGTCATCGTTGTTGCTGTTGTTGGATTGTTGTGGGGTGTTTACTTTTTCTACTTCGTTAAGTAGGCGTGAAAGATTGTCGTTAGACTTTTTAAGTTGTGCAAAATTTGTCATTTGTATTTACCTCGTATGTACGTTATATTGCGTTGTATAAGTTTATCTTATCCACATATGTTTCATAATGTATAAGACTATTTATATGACTTACACGTTAGTTTCGTCATATTTCTGTGTTCTACTATACATTATTACCTTGTATTTGTCAACATCAAAATCAAGAAAAGGTCGGTATTTAATTAACTTTCGCCGCTCTTCTTTCCAAAAGAAATCATCTTTTAGCGTCTTGTCCCAATATGACAAATAGTTGTTAATAGCGTCTAGTATTAGCATCGTTTCGATTTTTACATCTCCACGACTGTACATTTGTAGTAGCAGAGGATGTTGCTCATCTTTTACTACAAAGCATTTGTCAAACTTGTTTACTTCTTCATAAGCAAGTTCTGAGCAAATCTGTTCCAGGTCATCTCTAAAATTTTGTGTTAAACTCTGTAGACGACCTTTCCATATATTATAAACCTGAAGTGCCTCTTCATATATGAATGCTCCACCCCATCTATTACCATCAACATGATTAGCAATTAAAAACTTAGGTAACTCATCTTCACTAAACTCCTTTGCCAATTTAGTAAAGTTGAATTGGTCACTTCTTTTATAGAAGGTCTCATTCTTTGTTTTCACTGCACCTCTAGTCTTGGTGATATCATATCTATCTGTTGTGAAATGTAACTTGAAAGCAAGATACACATTAAAAGCATCGAATTCATTCATACGAAAAGTTTGCCTCACAATACTACTCTATTCATGTTAAATGGTAGTGTAACACGTTCAACTTCTTCATTGTGAGGATACATCTCATGCATCAACCAACCAGGAAATAATATACACTTTCCCTTCTCAGATTTAATCTCTTGTGCAACATCATTATATATTTGAACTCTAGGGTCATAAAAATCTGTTCCACCTATATTGTCATAATATAAAATGCCGCACATCATATTATCATCACCATGTCTATGCATACTATGAACATTATTCTTAGGAACATAGTTCACCCAAGATGAACTGATTGTCCATTTTTGTTTTGTGTGCTTTGTTATCTGCCACTCTACAAGAGATAATAATTCACTAGTTGCATCGCCAGCATCTAAGATTGTCGGATTATTAAAAGTGGTATAATATAACGCTGGACTTTGTTTATTCTTAGAATTTTTATTTCTATATGCATCAAGTTCAAGTCTGGATGCGTCAATCTGGTCCTCCGAAAAGTAAAACTCATACAGTCGAGTTGACCATAAATCAATTTCTGTCATCATACCGGCAATTCTGCAGTTGTCTTAGGAAGATAATGCAAGTCTTGTGCATTTAATGCTACTTTTTCTTTAAGTGTTTTACTTACAAACTTACGAATGTCTTCAGGTTCAAGTTCATGTTTCTCACAATAAATAAGAATTGCATCCATATAATTAACTTGCTTTTCTCTTACTATACCTTCTACTATATTAGAAAATCTTCTTGGAGTCATCGGTTCTGGATTTGTAGTCATATTATTTTAATCCCATCTATAAAAAATGTGGTCACCTATTTGAGCAATATATGTTTTCGTCTTTGCCCAATAAGGATTTACATAAGTTGCATGATAATGTGTCGACCCCTCAATCATACCATCATAACGACCATCTATTACTCTTGTCGCTAAAAGATATAATCCTGAGTATGCATACACATCTTTAATTTCGTCAGACTTGCCATCACAGAACCAACTAAACTGACACTTATTTCTAATTGGAACATCTTTGTCGTGTTCTTCTTTCCACCACTTAGATGTTGGTCCTTGATGCACCACTTCACATATGGTGTTAGGAAATCTTGAATCCTTAACGCGGTTCATAACAACTAGTGATACTGCAATCTGACCTGCTTTGGGTTGTCCCTTTGCTTCAAAGTACATATTTTTTGCGAGACAAGTTGTTTCTGCATCAATAGTAAATGTTTCGGTTGCAACCTCTGCACTTGATCCGCTTGACTTATAAGCGATTGCAGAAGCAACTAATGCTGTTAACACAATTGTTTTTTTCATCATGTACACAGTATACTATAAAAGAAGAAAGAAGTCAAGCAGAAAACCACTTGACTTCTCATTATTACCACCTTAGCGTTGTGAAACGAAAGAATTCATCTCATTTGCTAGTTTGCTGATATCTTCGAATGTTGGAAATGCAGGAAGTTCAGGAAAAGAAACATCTAGTCCTGCTTCTCTGTCTGCAAAGTATTGCTCTTTTAGATTTCCACATTCTGTGTGATATTGCTCAGTGAGCAAGTTTTTAGCACTCTCAATCATAGAGAAGCGCAAATCGAATGGATTACTCATACTATTTCTCCTTGTGTGTATGTGTGTAAAATGTAGGGTGAAGCAATTGCTTCTTCTGTTTCCAGGCGCCCCTACGACACCCAGAAGATTATGCCGCTAGGCGAATATCTTCATATGCAATGTTATCGTTTGCATTTACTTTGTTTTGACTTATTAGGCGGTCATCCCACAGTTCTACTCTTTCCTATTTACGTCAGTCGATCCTATTTCGCCCCCATCATAAACACACTTCCGTGCCATATCTCTACCGAGATATCCAGGTTGTGGTTTCACCTTAATAAACTTTGAGACCCAATTTGCAAATGCTTCTAGCATGTTTACCTCTAGTGTGTTTATGGTGGAGGCGGTGGGTATCGCACCCACGTCCTGCCCGTCATTCAGATTGTATCAACAAACTGTACATTATATATAACATGCTTTGATGTAAATGTCAAGTAGTAATTCCATTATTACCAAAAATACTGTTATACTCTAATTCACCTCCATCTGATATAACGCAAGTTACATTTGCTGATGGAAGAAATTCTAATATTGTGACTGTACCTTTGTCTTTGTTAACTAGAACTTCGACAATACTAGGTAGTGTAGTTTTGTATCTAATCATTCCAACTTCGCCGTACTCATTCGCGAATTCTGCTTTTACTTCGTTGTATGGTTTCTTAGTACAGACAACAGGTTTTTGTCCTTGTCTATATTCATGTTCTGAATTATCTTGAGCAAATGTGATGCTGGATAAAAATGTTAGACACCATACCAATACAATAACATCAAATACCCATGACTTTCTGATATTCATTTCGAACCTCTCTATAGGACTCTATATAATTGTCCCTCTTCTCTATGAAGAGTTGTGGTTCGTTACCTTCTACTGCCATTATAATAACGACAGTATCAATTGGTATACCTGTTCTCTCTTCATACATTACTGCATATGCACTACCTTGTTGAAAGTAGTTGGTAATGTACTCTGCTTGTTTAGGTCTGCTAGAGGTCTTAAAATCAATAATTGAAAGGCGACCATCAAACTCTGCAATACAGTCTACACGACCGGCAGTCTTCAAGAAGTCTGAATATAGTGATGCTTCTTGAACATGTATATTATTTATCCTGTTTAGATAATCTTGAACTGAAGTAAACATAGACTTCTCTGCAGGATTAGCAAAAGTAACATCTTTGTTGTTGATGTAGTCTTCTACTTGATAGTGAAACTTAGTTCCTCGTGTAGATGCTTGGCGACTAATCTTGTTCGCCGCTTCTTCACCTACTCGTTTGCGCCACTCTAGAATGCCTGCTTTAGACTTCCATCCTAGTACTGTTGTTACTGATGGATATTTTAATCCCTCAGGTGTCACATACAAACGCATGTTGTCTTCATTGATTGTTTGTAGTTCATCGATTTCTTTTGGTTCAAGATGTGTAAACATGTTCTATCCAGTTGTGGTTGTTTTTGCGAAAGTCTTCATAAAATCTTTTGGGATATATGTTTATACCTATGGTTACTCTAGGGATATCTCCATCATAGGTATTTGTTTGATGTGGAAGATACATAGGAAAGTAGGTCATATCTCCAACATTATTTTTCATATTCAATTCTTCATCTCTATTAATAATTATATATTTTGTCACAGAAGTATCGCAAGCACCACCAACAAAAAGATTACCACTGATATATGAATATGTTCCATAGTCATGTACATGTTCACTTATGCTTTGTCCTGCTTCTAAAACATTATACCAACAATGAACCATTATAGGTTCAATCTCAGTATTAGATAGTATACAATACTTTTCATAAGAAGTCAAGATGTTTTTTTCAAGTTCTTGAATTAATTTGTTGTCTTTGTACTTTGTTAGAAGATTATATCTATCCCATCTTGTAGAAAGACTTTGGTCATCAAGTCCTGTAGTTTCTTTGTGACCATCTAGTTTCATAAGAGTTGATACTTCACTCAAAAGAAACTTATACAATTCATCGCAATACGACACGTTCAACTTAGTTATGTCTATAAGACAACGTGGATACTTCAGAGATAGATTATTTTTAACATCTATACTCTTAAATCTAAATGAATGTCTTGTTTCAATGTTTTTACTATCAAAAATCATCTTGGAATAATAGGACCAATCAAACCATCTAATCGTTCATCATTACCACAAGTGTTCTGAAAAATAAAGTCTTGTACTTTTGATAAGTGATAACACTGAAATACTAGCGCAACTCGTAAATCATCTTTAGATGTTGTTGATAATCCTCTGTGATAAATGTCCGCATTGAAATCAACGAACCAATCTTGTTGATAAGGTGCTTCTTCTTCCGCACCATCATCAAATCTAAACTGAGTTCCTCTATGTCTACGATGAACTTCTTTTACAGGATAATATACAATTGTTCTACAGTCATCATCTTCGATATTGTCTTGATGCCAAGGACCATCCATTTGCGCTGTTTGTCCAAGAAGGTAACATCTACCAACTTGGGTCTTAACATTTATGTCTAACTTCTGTGCTATCTTTATCCAAATATTTTTAACATATGGATTGCATTTGATATAGTTTAAATTATTATCATAGTCAGAAACAAAATAATTTCTATGTGCAAATGCTCCATCCGCGCCAGCACCAAACATCCAATAGAAGGACCTTTGGAAGTAATCTGAGTATAATCGTTTGTCTTCCTCGCTACTTCCAAGTTCCATATATCTTACTGGTTCTAAATCTTCGCGGTTAGCATTATCAGTCATAATAAATTTTCACTAAATTAAACTTAGTGCCTTCTCTGTTGTTTCTTCTACACGGCGAGTCCAACCTTTTCCAAATGTATCAAAGGTACTCAAGGATTCATAGTAACTCTGTCTCGCAGATTGATACTCTCTGATAGCACCTTCAATGCCATTCTCATCAACGTAGTTTGCAACTGCTTTAAGTGTGTTAGGACCAATTCCACCATCCGCTACAGTACCAATCATTCGCTGTAGATATTTGGCGGCACGTCCTGTACCAGCATTCACACCAAAGTCAAATACGCAGAGGTCTAATCCACTAGGCAGTTCATCTCCTTTAACGCGACCCCAATAATTTTTTTCATAAATTGGAGCAACATCATCAACCGTAAGGTCTTTCATATCTTTTGTTCCACCCCATTCTTCATAAACACGTTTGGTGACACCAAGATTAGTTTCACCTCCTGGGTCTTTAGGATGATTTACATAACCACCCTCATGATGAAGGATGGTTTTTAAACACTCTGCGTAATTGTCTTTCATATTTTTTCCTTATGCAATTTTTAGTTTTTTGTCTATACTCTCGTAAAGACCAGCGTACTCTTTTCTGTTCTTCGCTATGATATACTCTTTAACAAGTCCGCTTCGTACAATGTCTTCTTCTTTAAAATCAATCATATCAAAAGATTTCATATTCTTTACAATGTCCATAAAGTCAATGATACCTCTCTGTTCATTCTGTCTAGTCAAATCAGTTTGCATGAAGTCACCAGAGAAAATAATTTTAGAGTTTTCACCAACTCTTGTTATAATTGTGTCTAACTCATGAAAGTTTAAGTTTTGACACTCATCCACAATTACAATACTATCAATAAGTGTTATACCTCTTATGTATGATGTAGGAAGAAATTCTAGTATCTCTTGATATTTAGCAAGTTCGTATGGATTCTCTACACCAGGAAATAGTTCATTCATCAATGCCACATATGGTTCATTATATACTGCAGATTTCTCTTCTTGTGATCCAGGAAGAAAACCTATATCTCTGATAGGTAACATAGACCTAACTAATACAACTTTTCTTTGGTCAACTTTACGCGATAGGATTGCGTTCATTGCAAGATATAATGCAATAAAAGTTTTCCCTGTTCCAGCACATCCATGAAGGATTAAATTCTTTTCGTTATTAAATGCCTCAAAAGTTTTTTCCTGATTGGTTGTAATCGGTTTAACTTTTTTTAGTAACGTGTCTGATAATGCTTTAACGGTAATTACTTTAGATTTGGTCATGTGTTCTCCTCTGTTATGACTGACATCATATTCTGAACATCAATAACATAATCAATGATTAAATGGACACCCACCTCCTTTTCCTTTATTAAATATCTTACCCATCAAACGATAAGGTTTTGAAGAACCCCAATTTGTGTTTAATAGGTTCATTTTTTCTCGCTCTGCCTGTTCGTCTTCTTTTGTCATAGTCCGAACTTCAAAAGGTAAATCTGTGCGCTTAATCATGATGTACCTGCAGAGTGGTTGCTGAAAAGGAATAAGAAACTTACATCCTCTTGTTTTAAAGTGCATAAACATATTAAATGTTCTGTAGTAATCTGTATTAATGATTCCAGGAAGAACAGAGAATAATTGTTGTGTATCAAAATGATAATCTAAATTTGTAATCATAGTAGAATAACCAGGAGGTGTCATAATTCTCCAAGGTGAGTTCAGTTTTAGAACTACTTTTGCCCATTCGTCAGGCCACTCGTTTATCATTGTTGAGTATTGATATTGCGGGTGTGCGCCAAAGTCCCATGAAGATGAATGTGTTTTTTGATTTTTAGTCCAATCCCCAATCTCTTCTTCGGTGAATCCATGTCCACGCATATATGCTATCATCTCTTGCCAAGCAGTGATATCACTATCTCTTGTCATAACGTCAAGATTAACAAAGTCAGCATTGTTTCCTGTTGACTTTCCATCTGCACCATCAGGATAGTATTGTGCAAGTGCCGATGAAGTTACTGCCACAGCACTATTACCGTTAGCAGAAATTTCAAGCATTGCAGAACCCCAAAATGGAACAATAAATCCATTTGTTAAGTAATCTTGTATGCCAGGACATGTTTTTATTGTTTGACCGGCAGTTCTCCATTCTGGAGGATTGCCAGTAGGAAGAAAAGTTTTAGTAGCATCGGACATAACTCTAATTTCTTCGTAAGTGTGAACTTTTTGTGCAGGTAGTTGTTTATACCAGTTAGGAATATATTTTGATGCTGGTACAATAGGTGCCCACTTTTCTATTCCCTCAACTGAAGAATAAAACTCAATCTTAGGTTGCTCTACTTTTCCTCGTTTGGATAACCATTTCGCAAAATCATTGATAACATCTATCATTTATTTTTCGCCCTATGCTTTGCTAAAATTTGTTCAGTCTGACTTCTCTTAATAGACTTACGATTGTATTGTTGATCCACTGCCGATCCAGGAGCATTCTCTCCAATTCGTGACATTACTTCTTTGAATCCGTCTGTGGTTTTATCAGATAGTGATACGCCGCCAACAATTGAAGGAGCGGTAATGATTGGTTCAATATTGGGATGTGTTTTAAGGAAGTCTTCTCGGTCTTTCCATGACATGAATTCGTCAAATACTTCTCCAGTTTGATTATTAATAAACGTGTATGTAGGCATTATCTATATCTCTATTTAGTGATTGGTTATTGTACCATTGAGGTACATCTCTCTTTTTCCAGTTAGCAAAAGTCTTTTTTGCCTCACGATAAAAGTTGCGATAAGCACTGATGCTATCACCTTCTACCATGCATTGTGGAAACTGCTTCATTGCTTGAGGCGGTTCTGTAAAATTAGTATTGGGAATATTTGTCGGTACAGTTCTTAGAAGTTCTGACAGAAGCGTATAACTAGCATGGGTCTTTCCGTATCTATAGATGAACTCTTTATGCAACTCAGACCAGAGGTCGTACAACCACTTATAATGAGAGACAGACTGGCGAACCCAAATAGCAGACGGGTGATTGACATGACACGCTTTATATACGATTTGCTCTGCATTATCGTTCTGTAAACGCCATCGTTTTACTTTTCTGTTGTTCTTGCTATAATCAGTGTACTCTACGCCGTCAAGCACCCTGTGGGCGGTTGACATGAGTTGTGCATACTCGACAAGCATCTTACTCACATGTTTGTCTACATGCCACTCAGCGCATGTTTTAGGGTCATTATGTAGATAGAATATATTCATCATCACCTCGTTGTATCATTAACTATATTAATGTATCATAAGTCAGTCAGTATGTCAAGAATTTTCTTCAAGTTTCTTCTGTAGTTTTCTCCAACGCTTAACTGCTTCTTTTTTCTTGCGTTGTTTTGCTTCTGCTGGTTTCTCATAGTACTGTTTTGCTTTTAGTTCTTTGAGTATTCCAGATTTTTGTACTTTCTTCTTAAACAGACGCAATGCTTTTTCAACATCGCCGTTGCGTACTGTTACTTCTAGACCCCCATCGCGTGGTCTATCATCGTTTTTAACGTATCGTCTATTACTGTTGTAGTTATTTTTATAAGTCATAAATTTAATATAACACTCTTCGTATAGTTTGTCAAGTCTTTTTTTGGCAAATGTTGGCAATTCTATCAGTTTCTTTATCAAAATTGAAAGCAACTGTCAATCTTCGCTGTTTATATGTAATAGGTTGTCTAGTCTTATAAGGAACCTGATGCATTATATATCCAGGAAATAATATTAGTTTTCCTGGTTTAGGAAATGAACTGTAATATTTTTGAGTAACAGGACTGTTTCCAGTTCTAGGATACTTCGCATGAAATGTATAGTCGTTTGGATTTAAAAATTCTGTTGCAACTATATCAGGTGTGGCGTAATATATTGCACATATGTCATGTATACCGTGATGATGTGATTCCTGCCAATGAACATTCTCATAAAAATTAAACCAAAAGTCACCTGCATACAAAGGCGCATCAGTATGCCATCCAACTTCTTTTATGAATTCTCTACCGTGATATTGAACCTGCTCTAATAGTTCAATATTGACACTCATAATATCGTCATTTAATTCTCTATGAGTGTAAGTTGAAAATACTTCACAATCCCAAGGATTGTTTGAGTAATCTCTAATAGTGGTTTCTACTGTTTGTAATAGTTTGTCATTATCGATATCTAGTTGCACCTCCGCGATTGGATGCGGAAAAATATAATCAATGTTCACTTACTCATCATCCTCTCTAACAATTCTTTTACTTCTTTCCAAACCATGAAATATATAGTCGGTCGCTTCTAATGCACCACATCGCTTAACTAGAGCATATTGGTCACCATTAAACACCCACTTAGTTGAGTTGTGTTTACCATCAATAAAGTGACATGAAATAGTCCAGGATGAAGTTGAACGAATTCTATATACAATTGCACGTTGTCCAAAATGTTGATCCGCCGGATCAATAATTTCTATAACATCACCAGGTTGTACAGGCGCATCTGCGCTTAACGTATATTTGCGGGCATAACTTCCTTGTAACACACTACCATCATCATTTTTGTTACCCACATACTTAGTTCCCTCAGGAAGTTTAAATGTACCGTCTCTAAGACGCTCTCTGATAAGTATATCATCAAGAGATACCATCACTTTTTTATTTTCAGTAGCATAGACTTCAACTGGATTTAGTTTACCAATTTTGGATACTTCACCAATTTGTCGGTTAGTTGTTACTCTTGATGAACCACTAGCATATTGAATGCCTTCTTTTGTCACTCGGCGCTGAGTTGTATCATATGTCTCATGTTCATAAGCATCATTTTCTTCAGACATTATAATCCTCTCTATAGTAAAAATATAAATACTCTTAGATATATTTATACGGAGTAATAAGATGGGTAAAAGATTTCAAGATATTAAAGATGCAATTGTAGTAGAACAAATTGCAGATTTAAATGAGGGCGTTTATGATCCTGGCATCTTCAAAGCATTCTTCTTAGCAGGAGGTCCTGGTTCAGGTAAGTCTTATGTTCAAAAACAAACGACTGGTGGTATGGGTCTTAAAGTAGTTAACTCAGATGACATTTATGAGAAGATGTTAAAAGATGCTGGTATGGATACAACACCAGAAGATATCTACTCAGATAAAGGTCAAGAAATTCGCGGACAAGCAAAGCGAGTGACAAAGGCAAGACAATCAAATTTTTTAATGGGTCGTCTTGGTGTTGTTATTGATGGTACTGGTAAAGACTTTGACAAAATTCAAAGACAAGCGGCATCGCTAAAGCAACTCGGTTATGATACTTATATGATTTTCGTTAATACTTCAGAAGAAGTTGCACAAGAAAGAAATCAAGCAAGAAAAAGAACACTACCAAGAGAAGAAGTCAAATCAATGTGGATGGATGTTCAAAAGAACATTGGTGCATTTCAGCGTTTCTTTGGTAGCAAGAACTTTATCATTCTCGACAACAATGGTCCTAATGATGATGTTCTACAAATGGTCTTTAAGAGAGTTCGTAACATGGTCAAAACTCCAGTTAAGAACTACATTGCAAAGCAGTGGATTGCTAACGAACTAGAAAAGAAAAGAAGGAGATAATTCTCCTTCTACTTAGTTGTCACCCAACATTATTCTTTTTGCCTCTTCATGGTAACCCATTTGTGATAATGCATGTGCCGCTCTTGCACGTCCTGCAGTCTCACTAATTGTGATTACAAATACTAAACCCGCAATAAATGCAGTTCTAATCACCTCACATGCTTTGCATGTGTATTCATAACTGTTGTGTAATGCTATGCCAATCGACATTTATT